ACTTAGGAAAATTTGGCAACGGACGCATATACCTAGAAATGCCCGAATCAAAAAGCCAGCAAAGTATATAAACTAACTTCAGAATTGCAAATCGGAGCCGATCCAGTCCAAGCAAGCGATGTTCAACTTTAACTGCCATCAGCCATTCTTTAAAAGCATTAGGTTTTTCAAATTCACGCTTAATAAATTTCCTGCTGTCAAAATGATGCCGCCAATACGAAAGTAAATAAGGACGCAGCTTACCATCAATCAAACGACGCGGAGCTATGGAAGTGCAGATAACATACCATTGAATCAACTCACGCAATTGCTTATCGACTTGTTCAGGAAATTGAAAACCGCACAAAAGAATAATATTATCATGGCGAACCTGAAATAAAGTATCCAAAAATAAGCGACTAGTAACCTTCCAATAACGAGAATTTAAATGAACGCCAGCTTCATCAAAAATGACAACACTATCAGGATAAGAAAGAAGCGGTTCAATGCCAACTTTATGACAATCAATATAAATAATACGGCAATTTAGACACCACTTATATTTTTTAAATCTGCAATACTCAAGAAAAGCTTTTTTATTAAAAGCAACATTGGTCACGATTTTAAGTTTATTTTTCTCAGCTAAATCAATGGCTTGAGTACACATAAATAAGCTCTTACCAGAACCAAAAGCGCCAATTACAGCAATTAAATTTGCAGATTCGAGAGCCATAAAAAAACCTAGATAAACGGCAACATTCTATAAAGTTTAACAACTAAATAAATTGATAAAAGACCCAAGCACCCCTCTAAAGTTTGCCACAAAATACCCCAACCAATCACAGACCAAGAAGCACCAAAATCAGCAAGAATTGAAGCAATTTGATATTGATGTGGAGTGCTAGGAAAAACATCTGCAACTATATCAATCGCATGGCACATAAAGGAATTAATAGCGCCTTGAGGATTACGAATACACTCAAGGATAAAGCAAAAAATCGTAACTCCCAAAGTAAAGTATTTAGCGGCTAGAGGAAGAGATTTAACAATATTAAAAAGCCCCTTTAGAAAAGCTTCTAAATACTTGCGAAAATTAAGGAAAAATTCTAGTAAATCGTACATATTAAGCGTGTAAAACTAAACGAATAAGAAAAGCTAACCAAATTGGATATTTCAAACCAATAAAAAAATTGCGGATTTGACAATATTCGTATTCGTGCCCCCAAAAAGTATAACGAGGACAGGCAGTGTTGGTACTTTTTAAAAACTGCCAATCCCCCATAACATCAAAAGGGAATTTATGAGCAAAACGCAACTGACCATATTCAAAAAAGTTTGGAGGATTTCCTAAAATTTTCTGACAATCATTTTCGCAATTTCCAGGATCTTCAAAATCAGGAATTTGGATAGAGGGATTTGCAAAAGGAACTTTAGTAGGCTCAGGACTAGGAGTTGGTGAGGGACTTGGTGAGGGACTGGGATTTGGACTTGGTGAGGGATTTGGTGAAGGATTTGGATCAGGAGAAGAATTAGAAGAAGGACTAGGATTTGGACTCGGCGAAGGGTTTGGATCAGGGCTAGTATTAGGACTTGGCGAAGGATTTGGATCAGGAGAAGAACCGGGAGGATTATAAATCCCATCACGATTTTTATCAGCCTTCCCACGATTATATTCGTTCATATAATTTGGATCATTGGGATAAGCAGCAGGCTTCAAAGAAAAACCATCATCATAGCCCACCTTTTTAACTTCTTCCTCAGTAAGTGTGCGGTAAGAAGAAACGCCAGAAAGACCATTAGCACCAAGCACTTTTAAGTTGGGAGAAGTAACAGTAGTGCCCGGAGCAATATCAGTAGAAGCCATCCCCTGGAGAGCGCCAGCCCAATCTGAATTATCTAAAAGAGCAACAGCAGAACCGCGAGCAGCTTGCGACCAATCTTCCCATTTTTGCCCCTTAGAAAGTAGCTCAGCAGTAGCAGAAATTTCGCTAGCATTGTGAGCACCAAGAGAATCAGAAGAAAAATAATAACCGCAGCCACCGCCAGCTACAACAGAAATTTCAGAAGCGGAAAAATAGGAATCGGCGACACCGGAAACGCCAGCACAATTAGTGTAAGTAAGCTTGTAATAAAATCCACTGCAAACATCAGCAGTAGGATTCTGGGAACAATATTTTTCTCTAGCTTTAGATTGCAACTGCTTATTTTGAGATTCGCTATAAGTATGAAGAACAGCGCCAGTAGCAAGAGCGGCACCAGTAACAATGGCATATCCACCCAAAGTTTGAACAGTCGAGGTACCAGTAGAAGTAGCTAAAGTACTAGCGCCGTAACCAGTACCAGTAGCGAGGGGACTGGCAACTTGAGGAGCTAAATCTGCGCCAACAACCGCCATACATTCGGGATTAGTCGCGCACGCATCTAAAGAAGATACCTGAGCGGAAACCGGATAGGATTGAAGCGCCCAAAAAAGGGAAATCACCGCCGCTAAAATCCAGTAGAAAATACGACGGTGACTCATTTTTAAACCTCGAATTTTAGAAAAAAGAAATCAAGAAAAACTTAACCGTAAACGAAGCGCTTAAACACAATTGCAGCAGCACCAAAAATGCAGGAAGCCTCGCCCATTGCCGCACCCATGCCAGCGATGTCATCCATTTTTGCGGTACCCGTATAAAAATCATTTAATACGGCAGTAGGAGAAGTGGAAACCGTAGTTTCAGCGCTGGCAACTAAAGGAGTTGCAACCAAAAATCCAACAGCTAAAACAGGCAGAGCAGACTTTTTAAGAACCTTAAGATTCATGATTTTTACTTCCTATTGAGAACGTATGAAAGAATCGCGACGGCAGCGACGACAGACAGAAAAGCGGCACCAGCCTGACCAATCCAAACGGTGGCGCTCTCTGCCTTAACGTGGAAAGATGGTGCCCAGTTGTAAGGATTTTCACGAATAGTAGCAAGATGATTCATTGACCCCTAAAAGATGAAATAACAAGGTATGCAAGAGATAAACCAGCAGCAATTAGAAAAAAATTAGAAACCTCCGGAAAAACAGTGTTATAGATATCCTGTCGAAGCAATTCAGGCTGAGGTAATTGATAATCAGTGAGATTATTGCTAGAAGGGGGTAATTGAGAATCAGAAAAGATATTCATCAGGTATAGAACATCTTGCAAATAAGGAAACAAGCACAATGAAAAGTAAAAGTAAAAACCAAATAAGCACCAGTCTGCGCAAGCTCAGGAGAAATGCTTAAATTAATGGTTGGGTTGACAGATGTAACTTCCATTACTAAAGCTTGCAAACGAAAAACCTCCCAAATAAATAAAGCGAAAGAACTAAGGAAAAAGGATATACAAAAAAATCAGAAGAAGAAAGCGGAGGAATAAAAGGAGAAGCTGAATTAACTTGAATCAAGGTCAAATTCTGCAAAGAATATACCTCCTGAACATTCCAATTGTCCACACCAAAAGGTAAAGCGGAGCAGTAACCTCCATCGAACGAATGCAAAGCTGATTAATACCATCCATCCAAACTACAGAATCAGGATTTGGATCAGAAGGCTGAAGAATCACATAAGTACAAGTAATGCTCTGTCCATCCAAAGGGGTAGGGCAAGGACTAGCATCAGCGAGTAAAAAATTAATCTGTGGCATGAGCGGCAGCAAGAACATCAACCACACTCAAAACAGCCTTATTGCCAGAAGTTTTCATTTGCAAAGAGAGATTAAAAACTCCTGGCAATTTAGCACCGCGAAATTTATTAATAATTCCGTAAGGAGCATTAAGTTTAATAACATCCTTACCAACAAAATCTTTATTTTGATCAACATCACTAAGACAAATGACTTTGCAACCTTTTAAATGGTCACCCTCATCAGTAGTGAAATCGTACTGAGAAACACCTAAAACGGTCATATCCTGGTCTAACATTTCTACCTAAACTACCAATAAACTACTTAATTTAATAGTAATTCAATTAATAGTTATTGTCAAGGTTTCAAGCAACATTTAATGAATAATCCCAACCAGCAGGAGAAGTCAAAAGAGCCTTATTCATAAGCGCCAAATCCCTTTTATTCCACCTACTTTCAGCAGCGATTAATCCCTCATCAAGCCAAGTAATCCAAGGCACATTCCAAAATCTACGAACAGCCCGAACCATCGCTAAAGATTTCATAACTTGATGCTGAATCCAAATCACTTTAGATTCTAAGGAAGGCGGAATATATTGAAGGCGAATTCTGGCACCTTCAACATCTCCCAAAAATTCAACAAACCAGGGTGCAAGCTCCAAATCCCTAGAAATATTGGCAGGAATTTCCGAAGGAACGGGAACATGATAAAAGGCAAATGCACCCTTAATTAATTTGGATGCGATCGCACCAAACCAAAAATCAAAAGCGGATTCTCCAGAGCCAAAATCAGCCCAGAAATCATCGTCAATCAAGCGGTCAGAAATAAATTTTTGAACGCCGGAAGCATAGGAATCTTTAAACTCAATTTCAAACCTATTGCGAAGAGCATCTTTAACGTAAAAGCGAAGCATTTTACCGCTCTTTCGAGAGCCTATATATAAAGTATTAGAAGTTTCTTCAAGCGGCAAGCCCTTTCGTAAGAGCAAGCGCCGTTCGTGCAAATCAAATTCATCAAAGCGGCGAACCATTTTGACGCGAGGACTAACGCACTCGCACTCATAAAGCTGGCGGCGAAGCTCATTAGGATGGATTATTTTGCGATAATCATCAAAATAAAAATCGAGCCTCTTCCACTTGGCATCATAAGCAATTGATTCCAAAAATAAATCCCAGATTTTTTTACCCGAGAGCATATCAAGAAAGCTCTGAGGAATATCAACAGTGAGCTTGCCGGAGTTAGGAGCGGGTCTATCATCATCGCTCGGTGGTTCATAGGCTAAAAGCAAGCCACCAGGAAATCTTAGGGAATTGGAATATCCATTCCAGCCACCACCAGGGAAAAAATTGTCAGGATTAAAATTGAAAATTTGAGCCAGGTAGGAAACCCAGTGATCCAGGCAACTAACCGGAACCGTGAAGCGGAACCAGCCCAGACCCAGGCTGTGAGCAGTTGGCTTAAAGCTACGTTTTGTTAGTTCTACCCCCGTGTCACCACACGGGGGTTTGATTAGAGTTGGCATATGATAGAGATGAGTTTAACTTTTTGCCCAGGATGCCTAGAGAGCGTCCTGGGCTTTTCTGAAGCAAGAGCCAGCGTATAAACAGCACAATAAGCGCTAATTATGACCATTAGCGCTAGATATACAGATTACTTATAATCTGATATTGTATTAAAGCGCTGGGAGGTCAGATCTCTCAGTTGCCGTCCGGGGTACATCCCCGGATGACCTTTTTAATATAGTGCCACAAGGGAAAGATATAAATCGGTATTTCTACACAAATATCTACCCTTGGGTAGAAATATTACTGAAACCTTCGCCGTCCTCCCCCCGCCCCTCTCGAAGCATTTTAATGCAATGGGATAAAAAGTAAAGGGACACTTCGTTTGCTAAGAGCACCCTTGACTTTTTATTTCCCATTGCTTACAGGATGCTAGCCAAGAGGAGGCGGGGGAGGTGTGGTTGAAAAGAAGGAATGCATACACCAGCAAAAAACCGATGTATGCAGTATTGCATACACCAGTAAAAAACCGGAGTATACATAATTGCATACTCCGGTTTAATGGTAGTGTATGCAACGAAATATTAATTTACCTCCCACCAGTTAACCTTTTTATGCAAGCCCCTAGAAAGCGAAGCGGATAACTTTACTTTCCAATAAATATCCACAGAAATTCCAGCAACAACGCCGCCAATAAGAAAACCAATTAGCAAATAAACAACTGGGTTTTTCATAAATCATCGGACTCCTCAATAATTTCTTCTTCTTCAATCTCATCTAACCACTCAAAAGGCAAAGAATCAAACTCTAAATAAATAAATTCACTCATTTTTTTAACCAATCTAAATCAACAATTTGAGAAACCTTTTTAGACCGACCGCTTAAACCGGGATAGCGAGCAAGACCCGGCATGGGGCGAGCGGACTCGCGAGCGGCACGAGAAGCAGAAGCAGAAAAACTGGAGTAAATTGCAAAAACATAATCTTCAGGTA